TATAAATACAATAACGGAGCATTACAAAATGGCAGAATTTAAACTAGGTAGAATTAGGTTTGTGTGGAAAGACGCATGGACTTCTGCCAACACATATTATAAAGACGATGTTGTAAGGTTCGGGGGCAAAGTATATATTTGTGTGATTGGTCATACAAGTGCTTCTGAATTCTTTACAGACTTTGAAATAGTACCACCTAAGTGGAACTTAGTGAGTGACGGTCAAACGTGGAAAGGTAGCTGGACAATAAGTACAGGATACGTATACGGTGACATAGTTCAATACGGTGCTAGACTATACATTTGTTCAGTAGTACATACATCACAAGCAACAGTAGCAGCTGGCTTAGAAGCTGATATTTCAAATTGGGAAGTATACGCAGAAGGTCTTGATTGGAAAGGCGACTGGACTGTAGATACAAAGTATCTTATTAATGACTTAGTAAAGTATGGCGGTCAAAGTTATGTTTGTAACACATATCATACATCTGCTGCAACACTAGCCGACGGGTTAGAAATTGATCAAGCTAATTGGGATGTCTTTAATGCTGGCATCGAATACAAAAGCTCATGGTCAGCTGGTACAAGATATAAAGTAAATGATGTAGCACAATACGGTGCGGCTCTTTGGATTTGTACAGCAGAACATACAGCGGCAACATTGTTTAGTACAAACAACGCAAATTGGGAACAATTTGTAAGAGGCTTCCAGTTTGAAGCAGATTGGGAAGCATTAAGAAATTATCAAAAGGGTGATATTGTACGTTACGGTGGTAACCAATATATTGCTTTAACAAATCATGCAGAAAAGAATCCAGTAGTTGAAACAACAGACTGGCAATTATTTTCACAGGGATTAAGATTCCTAGGTGACTGGCAAGATGACAGTACACTACAAGATTATAAAGTAGGCGAAGTTGTTAGATACGGTGGCTACACTTATTTGTGTATAGCAGATCATCAAGACCAAACACCAACAAACACAACATACTGGCAACGACTAAACACTGGTTTACGTTGGAGAGGTGCATGGGTAGATGATGTAGAATACTTACAAGGTGACGTTGCACGTTATGGTGATAACTCATATGTTTGTGTATTAGGTCACTTCTCAGAAGGCGATGACTTTTCGACTGTTCAAGTCGGCGCAGGCGGTGGCGGTAATCAAAATTCACGTCCAGACTTAGACGTAACAGGTACTTACTGGCAAGTAATTGCTATTGGTAATGAAGCAAGTGTATTAACTACAAAAGGCGACCTAGTATACTATGCAGGTAACGGTCCAGCTAGATTACCAGTAGGCGCTGAAGGACAATTTTTACAAGTAAGTTCAAACAACACTCCAGAATGGGCATACTCAGGTGTAGCAGATGACATTTATTATGTTGCAACACACGGTGCTGATGTACCTAGTCCTACTAACGGACGTTCACTTGATAAGCCTTGGAAAACAATTAGGTATGCAGCAGAACAAGTTGCCGCAGGTGCAAAAAATCCTAATGCTAAATCTATTTTAGAACTTAATAGATATTTCATACAACGTGAAATGGTTGAATGGACAGATGCACAAATTACAGGTAATATAACACCATTTACTACAGGCTTTGACTATGATAGTGCAAAGTGTGAAAGAGATATGGGATATATTATTGATGCATTAATAAATGATATTACTCAAGGCGGAAATGTTAAATCAAGAGAAGCAGCATTATCTTATGTAAATGAAACATTAGGATCTCCGTACTTAACACAAAAAGCTCAAACAGTAGCAACTATAAATTACGGTTTAACAGTTATACAAGCGGTACTTGCACAGACAGCACCGGCTGTAAATTATCAAGTTAACAATGGTGATAATTCAACAGCGGTTGTTGCACAATACTTTGATGCAAACTTAACAGTAGAAAGTGTATATACTGAAATAACTGGTCTTACAAAGATTATTACAGACGCTATTACAGCAGGTGTTGCTACAGACATTCCAACTAGACTAATTAGAAACACATTAATTAAAGTTTCAACAGGAAAGTATTACGAAGTGCTTCCAATTATTGTTCCAGCAGAATGTTGTATTATAGGCGACGAACTTCGTGCAACACAAGTACAACCAAGAAAATCAAATAATTCAACACTTACAACAGCTGAAGATTACTTGTATAGTAATACAGCAATTGAAAGAGTAGAAGCAATCATTGGTGATATTGTTGAAGGTGTTTCAGTAACAGCAACAACAGGAAATGCACAATCACAAAGTGCATTGTATCCGTTAACAAACAACGAAACTGGTTATGTAAGATCAGCTGTTGAACAGTTAGCAAGACTATATAGACGTAGAACAGATTGGGCGTTAGGTAGAAAAGAAGAAGCTATTGCTACATTTACATTAGCAGACGAAATGACTGATCCAAATGAAGGTTATGCAAGAAACTTGTTAATTGCTAATAGAGATTTTTTAAGAGCAGAACTTGTTGGATACATTACAGAAAACTATCCAGATTTAAAATATAGTAAAACAGCATGTAAGAAAGATGTTGGATATCTAGTTGATGCGGTAGCATATGATTTGACATACGGTGGTAACTGGCAAACAGTTAATGCTGGTGAAGCATATCATGTTGGTGCAAGTCCAAACTTACCAGCGGCACAGAAAGCAGCAACACTAGCAGCTTACGGATACCTAAAAGGTATTATGCAAACTATAGGTAGAAACATTACAGTTACTCCAGGTACACAGTCTGCAATTTCACAGACACCCGGTACAGCAGGAGATGCGGCAAGTGCAACTACAATTGGCGGATTATTAGACGACTTTATTAATATTGTTGATAACGGTACTGGAAGTGAAACAATTGTTTATCCAAGTATTACTGGTGCAGCGGCAGGACTACAAACTGACCATTCACTATTAGGATCAGCAGCATCAACAGTTAAAACAGCTACAACAAACTGGATCACAGCAAACTTTCCAAACTTAACTTACGATAGTGCAAAGTGTGAAAGAGATGTTGGATACCTATTAGATGCAGCAAGATACGATTGGTGTTTAGGAACAACATTTGCATCAACAGTAGCGGCAATAAGTTACTTAAGAAAGCCAAGTGCTAAAGTAACAGGCGTACAGAAAGATGCTACACTAGGAAGTTATGAGTTTGCAAGAAACGCGGCAAGAGCTGAAGTTTCAGAAGCAATAAGTTTAGCACAGATTAACAATACGTTTGTTACAACTAATGATATAATATTAGGTGGAAGTAACGAAGGTACTAACCGTGCTACTGACCAACAAGATGTGTATGCAGGTATACAACAACTAGAACTTAACAAAGAGTTTATAGCAAAAGAAGCTGTTGCATATGTAAATGATTATTATGCAGACACAGTTACAGCAACAACAGCATCAAGTGGTGCATTAACAATTACAACTACAGGTTGGTTGAGACAAAATAGACCAATTAAATTTACTGGTGTTGGCACTGAAGTTGGCGGACTAGCTTTAGATACTACTTACTATGTTAAAAACATATTGAACTCAACAACATTTACCATTAGTGCAACTATTGGTGGAACAGAAATTGTTGTAACTGATGACACAGGTGCAATGAGTGTTGAGAAAGATTATGAATACAATGTAGCACTTTGTGAAAGAGATATTAAATCAATTATAGATGCTATGCAATGGGATCTAAAATTTGCTCCAAACTATAGAAGAACATATACAGGTGGTATTAATTTAACTATTCCAGCAACATATAAAACTAGATATGCTTCTAGATATTATGTAAATGCTGTAATAGGATCACAAGAAGAAGACTTCTACTACTTACGTAACGGTACAGGTTTAAGATTACAAACAATGGAAGGCCTAAACGGTGACATGACTGCAGAAACAACTGCAGGTACAAGTAGAATGACAGCTGGTGCTTATGCATCACTAGATCCAGGTTGGGGCCCAGAAGATACTAGAGTTTGGATTACGGCACGTTCGCCATATGTACAGAACTGTACAACATTTGGTAACGGTGCAACTGGTCAACGTATTGATGGTAACCTACATAATGGCGGCAACGATTCAATTGTTAGTAATGACTTTACACAAGTTATTAGTAACGGTATTGGCGCACACATTCTTAACAACGGTAGAGCAGAACTTGTATCAGTGTTTACATATTACGCACACATAGGCTACCTAGCAGAAACAGGTGGGCGTGTACGTGCAACAAACGGTAACAACTCATATGGTGACTTTGGTTCAGTAGCAGAAGGCGTTGATCCAGATGAAACACCAACAAGTGGTATTGTTGATAACAAAACACAATACAACGCAACAATTGTTTCAGCTATTACTGACCAAGATAAAATACTCACAGCAGAATTTACACATACTGGTAACGATTATACAGATGTTAACTTTAATGTGTTTGGCCCAGGTACAGGCGAAGAAGTAATTGGTGATGAATTTAGAGACGAAGCACTAATACAAGCTCGTGTTATTGATGATGCTGTAGACGGCGATGCAGGTGGTACTGGTTACTTAACAGCTGGTAATACAGCACAGGACGGTAACGCAACAAGTATTACACTTTCAGCAACAGACGGCAACTTAAACACTTCATATCCAGGTATGAAAGTACTTGTTGTTGGCGGCGCAGGCGCAGGATTATATGCTTTAATTAATACATATGATGCAGGTACAAAAGTAGCAACAGTTATTAAAGAATCAGACGGTACAGCAGGTTGGGACCATTTTGTTCCAGGCACAACACTTGTTACACCAAACGCTTCGTCAACTTATGAAATTGAGCCAGCTGTATCATTTAGCGCACCAACAAAAACTACAACAGATGCTTCAATAGGATCAAACGTTTATGAAGACTTTGGATTCTTTGAAACATCACAACAAGTTAACAACCAAGCAGCTACTACATATACAGGTGCAGGTTCAAACGCTACATTTAATGTTGATAGAGTTGGATCTAAGTACTATGTAGCACTTAATAGTGCAGGTGCTGACTATGTAAGATTAGAAACTATTACTATAGCAGGTACATCGTTAGGCGGAGTAAGTCCTGCTAACGATCTAGTAATTACACTTACTTCAATAGGAGTAACTGGTAATGTTATTGATTTTGACTTTACAGGTATTGGTCGTAAGGGTGCTTATGTAGCATTAAGCGATGATACATCAGCAGCTTTAAGTTATGATTCATCAACATGGTCTAATGCAACACTACCACAACAGAGTGATAGATTTTCATCAGGACTATTAGATGACGGAAGTTCATTATATAAATCAAGTGCATTTGTTGCTGTAGCAACAGGATCAAGTACAGCGGTGCTAAGTGAAGACTTAGCAACATTTAGTACATCAGCTTTACCAGGAGGGTTAGACACTTCAACTGGTGTTGATGTACAATACGGATACTTAGGTGCAGGTACAAACAGATTTGTTGTAATTGGACAAAACGATACAGACATTGCTTATTCAGATAATGCTGGATCAAGTTGGACAATAACAAGTTCTGCTTTACCTAACACAGGATTTACTAGTATTACTAACGGTATGGGACTATTTGTTGCTGTACGTACAGGATCTAATCAAGCAGCTTACAGTGCAGACGGTATTGCTTGGACAGCAACTACATTGCCAGCAAGTTTAAATTGGAACAAAGTTGTTTGGGGCAATGGTAGATTTATTGCAATAGCAAATAATAGTGTTAACGCGGCTTATAGTTTAGACGGTATTAACTGGACAGCAACTACAATTGGTACTGAAAGTGCAGCTCTTCCAACAGATATTGCATACGGACAAGGTATGTTTGTAGTAACAAGTGCAGATACTAATAGCATATGCTATAGTGAATACGGTCTAGTATGGAGTAACTTAACTGTTACGGCAAACGTAAGTGGCTACAAGTTAGCAGCGTTTGGTAATCCAGATAGAGAACCATTGTTCTGTACAATAGCAGATGGTACAACAACACAAGTTGCTGTAAGCAAAATTGGTGCTAGAGCACGTGGTAGAGTAAACGTTGCAAGTGAAAAGATATTTGAAGTTAAACTTGCAGAAGCAGGAAGCGGATACGGCGCAACTCCTCCAACAATTACAATTGGCGATCCAAACAACATTGATGATGTTGTGTTCCAAAATAGATTAGGCAATGGCGCATTAGGCAATCCTAGTTTTGCAAATAGAGGAACAGGATTTAGTGCAGCAAGTATGGAAGTTGACGGCCAAACATCAAATGGTAATGCAGACTTCTTACAAAATGGTAACTTTGTTGCTGTAAGAAGATTAACAGAAAGACCAGTAGCTGGTTCAAACATTACGTTTGCTAGTTTACCTGGACAGTTCTTTAAGTTAGTTACTGTTGTTAGTTTCCTTGGTACAAACCCAGGATCACATACAGCGTTCTTACAAATTAGTCCAAGCATGACAATAGGAGATGCTCCTACAGACGGCGACGGCGTAATATCAAGAATTAGATACTCGCAAGTACGTTTAACAGGACATGACTTCCTAGACATTGGTACAGGTGGATTTGTAACTACTAACTACCCTGGACTACCATTAGAAACTCCAGACCAAACTAAAGAAACACTTGATGTTAACGGAGGACGAGTGTTCTTTACATCAACTGACCAAGATGGTAACTTTAGAGTTGGTGACTTGTTCCAAATTGAACAGGCAACTGGTGTTGCAAACTTGAATGCAGAAGCATTTAACATTGCAGGTCTACAGGAACTTACATTAGGTGAAGTTACACTAGGTGGTAACTCAGCAAGTGTAAGTGAGTTTAGTACTGACCCATTCTTTACAGCCAACAGCGATACAGTAGTGCCAACCCAACGTGCGATTAAAGCGTACATTGAGGCACAAATTGGTGGCGGTGGTGCCGCGTTGAACGTGAATAGTGTTACAGCTGGTGACATTTTTATTAGTTCAAACATAATTACAACGGCAAGTGGAGAGTTGATAAATATTACAGCAAATATGAACTTTACTGGACCAGTTACAGGATATCCTTTAGCGTATCAGTACTTTTTAAGATAATGGAGAAAAATTAAAATGGCAAACGGAAGATTAGGAGCAGCTGACTTATCAGCCGCAACAAATACAACAGTATACGAAGTCCCCGCAGATAACTTTGCTGTCGTTACTTTAAGCATGTGTAACAGAGATGCAGGTAATAGAACAATCAGAGTAGCGTTGGCAAGTGCTGATACACCAACAGGTGGCGAATGGATAGAGTACGATACCGAATTAGTAGGTAATGGTACACTAGAAAGATCGGGACTTGTGTTGGATGCAGGCAAAAAACTAGTTGTATATGCAAACAGTTTAAGTGTTTCAGCTGTAGTTTACGGTTTAGAAACATCAACAGTATAAGGAAGATATAATATGCGTAAAATAGGAATAGGAACAGCAGGCGATCCAGTATTAGGTAAATCACTAATACTTGACAACACTGTAACAACTTTGGACCCTGACGCCGATTTGATACTAGATCCTAATGGCGCAGGCGAAACAAAAGTAAATGGCCATATACAGGTCAATTCAGGATCAACACTAAAACTTGGAGATGATGACAATAGTCATTGGATAGCATTAAAAAGTCCAGCAACAGTAACAAGCGACTTAACACTTACTTTACCAAATAGTTATGGTAGTAGTAACCAAGTGTTAACATCGAATGGCTCAGGCGCATTAAGTTGGTCAACACCAGGTATTACTGTAACAAATGATGTTAGTACAGCAAATAATAATAACTACTTGCTGTTTTCAACAAGTAACAGTGGTACTATTACTGGAGCAAATGTTAGTGATACTAAACTTGCTTATCAACCTAGTACAGGTAATTTATTTGTAAGTACAGTATCAGGTGGTGAAGGTAACGGTAACAGTTTAGTATTGTATAGTACAAGTGCAGGAACAAAAGGTCAAGTATATGTACCTGAAACAACAGCAAGCTCAAGTACAACAACTGGTGCATTTAGAGTAGCAGGTGGTGTAGGTATTGGCGGAGCATTATATTGTGGCGGTTCGTTTACAGCACAGTCAATAACAGAGACATCAAGTATTGCTCTTAAAGAAAATGTACAACCAATTGAAAACGCACTAGAAAAAATTGTACAACTAGCAGGCGTTATATATGATAGAAAAGATGGTTCAAGTACAAGTGAACCAGGTTTAATTGCAGAAGATGTTAAGAAAGTTATTCCAGAGTTAGTTACAGATAATTCTGAAAGTGTGTATTACACTAAGATTGGTGCATACTTAATTGAAGCAATTAAATCATTAAAAGAAGATATTGATACAGTAAAACAGAAATTAGGATAAAATATGGCGATTCTTAAAAATACAGTCATAAACGATGTTGGTGCAATAACATTGCCTAAAGGTACAACAGGTCAACGTCCAACGACTCCTCCAGAAGGATCCTTAAGATATAATACAGATTTGGGATATACTGAATGCTATTATCAAGGATTTTGGTTTGATATAGCTACTGGTAGAGGGTTACCAAAAGGAAGTGAAGATCATGTTATACTATTAGATGCTAGTTTAGCTGCTAGTACAAATGGCACTACATCAGCAAGATGGCTTAGTTTAGCTGAAAATCGCTATACAGGTAGACACTTTGATTTTTTTGGATCACCTACATATACTAGTGACGGACTTAAAAGTTATTGGAGATTTGATACGTCAGATCATGCATCATGCGAAAATACTTGTAACGATCTAGACTACAATAGTGTAGAAGTTGTATTTAGAAGATATACTAACAGTGGTAACATTCTTTATAATAAAGAAAGTTGCTGGGAAGTACAAACAAGTGGTAATGATTTTCAATGGGCATGGCAAACAACAGACAGAAGTTGGTATTGGTCAAGCACCGGCGGCATCAACACAAGTGATTTTTATCATAGTGTAGTAACGTATGATGGCAATAGAGTAAGAGCATATGTTAATGGCAGATTGCGTCAAACAGATAACAATTATAATAACGGTACATTGCAGAATCAGCCTAGCAACTACCCAAAACTAAATGGCAGAAGTAATCCAAGAACAACAGCTACTTCACTAGGAAGTCATGATGTTGCATACTTTGCTGTGTATGATAGACCGTTAGATGATATGGAAGTCCTTCATAATTACCAAGCATGCGCTGAAAGATTTGAACTTCCATACAACCCGTATAATTAGGAAAAGAATAAATGGCAATACTTAAAAGCACAATAATAGACGATATAGGGTACCTATCGTTACCTGTGGGCACAGAATCACAAAGGCTTTCTACAGCTGCAGGTACACTAGTTTATTTTACTAGTTTAGGCGGAACATCATGGACAGTGCCAAGTGGTGTTGACAGTATTGAAATATTAGTAGTTGGGGGCGGCGGAGGCGGCGGCTCTGACATGGGCGGCGGCGGCGGAGCTGGCGGCGTTATATATGACGGCAATTATCCAACAGTACCAGGACAAAGTATTTCACTTTCAATTGGCGGTGGTGGTGTAGGCGCATCAGCAGGTGTAGGACAAGCAAGAGGTAGTAACGGCGGCGACACTACATTTGGAACTATCACAGCACATGGTGGCGGTGGTGGTGCAAGTGCTCACGATAGATCAACTTCACCAGCAGGTGATGGAGCATCAGGTGGCGGAGCTGCAGGTGGTGCTGTTCCCCCAAGTGGTGGTGCAAACGGTACTATTAACGATAACGGACTTATTGGTAACGGTGGCTACGGTGGCGGCGCAAGAGGTAGATCAATATATCCAGACGAAGGACATGATGGTTCATGGGGCTCAGGTTATTGGTATCCAGGCGGAGGCGGTGGAGCCGGCGAACCAGGATTTTCATATCCAAGACCACATGGCGGTAAAGGTGCAGAAATTAAAATCACTGGAGAAACTATTTTCTTTGGTGGAGGCGGAGGTGGCTCAGGCTACTCAAACATCGGTGGCGATGGCGGCCTAGGTGGAGGCGGTGGCGGAGCCGTTGGAACTACTTTTGGCGGCGTAGGATATAACAACGGCGCTAATGGACCGGGCGGCGGCACAAGTACTTGGGCTAACGTACCAGGCGGCAATGCTGGCGCAAACAGTGGTGGCGGAGGTGGTGGCGGAGCTCACTATAACTCCAACAACTACGGTGGTAACGGCGGATCAGGTATTGTTATTTTAAAATACAATACAACTAACCCAACAGAAGAAACAGCACAAGGTGCATTAAGAATAAACAGTAGCACTGGCGAACCTGAATTTTACAGTTCTGATGCTACATGGCAAAGTTTAGCAATACCATTTAAAGAAAGAACACATATTACAACTAATTATATGTTAGGTGGATATAAAAGTTCAAGTGCATGGAACAATGTTAATAGATGTGCTATATCAACAGACACAACAGTTAATTTAGGCGATAATTCATTAGAACGTTCATTTAACTATCAGTCAGGTGCATGTAGTAAAAACGTAGCATGGGTATTTGGTGCAGGTAACGGACACGCTGTAACATCAAATTATGTTATAGGATTTAACATGCGTACTGATCAACAGTACACTGGTACATTTGATAGAAACCTAAGCGGTGGCAAATTGCAAGACGGTACTGTGTGGAAAGAACATTATATGGCATGGACGTCTGGAAGTTCAGAACTTGATAGATATAACATGCTTACTGAAACACAATCAACTGTAGGTATTGGTGCTCCTGGCGGATCTACTTCGCAAGCATGGGGTATGAGTTGGGAAAATGAAGGAATGTTTACTAGAAATAACGATGGTACATTGTTTGATTTTACTACTGAAACATATGGTACATGGAGTGGAACTTATCCAAGTAATCATCACCAACAAAAATCAATGAATAGTAAACTTAACTATTGCTGGGCAGGTAACGAAGGTGGGTATGCAAGTGGAGCAAACTTCCGTAGAACTAACTGGACTACTAGGTCAACAGCAAACACTTACGCTAAACCAGTAAACGGTGGTGAAGAAAACTTTACAATGGGTCAAGACCATGCTTATCAGCTAGGCTGTTTTAATGGTGCTCAAAATAATTTAAGTTTCCGTTGGAACTATTACACAGAGTCAGGCTTCCAAGGCGGAACATCTATGGAGCCAAAAGGAAAAGCAGGATCAAGTTCAGGATTAGGAGCATGGAGAGATAACTAATGGCTACATTTAAAAATACAAATATTAACGATACTGGACATTTAACACTACCAGGAAGTGGTGACGGCGATGCTCCTCAAAGCGGAGATATACGTTACAATGGTAACTTTGGCAGAGTAGAAGTATATCATGACAAAGACGGTGCGCAATGGACCAACATGGCTATACCTTTCCTTACTAGGCAAATTTTAACAGTAGGTTATATACACGGTGGATATGCAGCTAGTGTTGTTTGGGACGAAACAAACAAGTCAATGTTTGCTACAGATACTACACTTGACTTACCAGGCAAACAAGAAAAAGGCCACAACTACAAAGACAGTATGCACAACAGAGATTTGTGTTGGACTGTAGGCGGTGCGGCTAACGCTCACTGTGCAAGCTCAAATGGTATTACATGCTACAATCACAGAACAGAGAATAATTTAACAAGTGGATATACTAGAACACACACTTGGAGCACCAACAACATTGGTATTATCCAGCAAGGATTAGAAACAGCATGGATAACAGGTGGCGGTAGTAGTCAAATTAGACGTTTTAATATGATTACGCAAACACTTGGCGCACAACAAGGTAATTCAAGCACATCAGGCGGTATATGGGGCATACAACACGAAAATTACGGTATTTGGTGTACTAATAACCAAGGCTTTAAATGGGCATCTGAACAACCTTATACACGTTCAGCGACATCACCACAAGGCGACAAACACCAACACTGTATGATGTTTAAGCATGCTAACATGGTAGGCGGACGTGAAGGCAACCCAAGTTCAAACTGGAGAGAAACAAACTTTTATAGTGATACAACGCAAGACGTTATTGGTTCAAAAGGTTACTATGGCGGCGAAGAAAATATGCTCGCAGGTCAGGATTGGGGCTATGCTGTAGGTTGGTATCAAGGGTCACACGTTGTAAGTAGTGCAAAGTTTGTATATGCAACAAGATCAAGTGCCACTGGCGGCGCAAGTCTTAATGCTAAAGGAGTTAATGGTCAAAGTTCAGCAACGATGAGCTGGAGAGATTAACTTGGTAAATATATACGTATATAACAACCAAGGAGTTTAATATGACAACAGACGTGCAAAATATTGACCGTAGAAAACAATATATGTCTGACCACAGATATCATAGTAAAATTAATACTGATGTATCTATGTTAGGAGATGTTGAAAAAGACGCAATCAGCTACGCAATCAATAAGGAATGGACTAATCCAAAGTTCAAGTTGAGATGGTTTGTAGGTCAAGCTCAAATTACACCTTATAGTAAATTAAGACAGTATTTGCTTGAAATCAAATCTAAAGAAGAATCAATTGAAAATATTGAATATGAAATTGCAAAATATGACGTAGAAGTTAGACGTTTTAAACGCATGGCAGAAGAAGCACACGACGAATTAGACAGGGAACTAGCGTCAGTAGAATCATGGAATGCTGAACGTAATCACATTATGAGTAAACGTAGACTACAAGATTGGTATTTAGAAAGACAACACTTGCTTGATCTATTGCAAGAGTTTATTGAAAGCGATGAAGCACAATTACCAGATGGTAGCGGCCGCACATATATGGACATTCTAAATACAGACGAAGAAGATATTTATGAAGCACAATATTGGACCAACAGACTTGCAAAACAAGCTGCAACTGATATGATCTTTTATGGTCGCATTGGTACAGGTAATATGGATGCTATTTTAAGTGTTGGTTCAGAACAGCAGGCTGAAATACTGGCATTAACAATGAATTATAGTACACAATTACAGAGCTATAATTTACAGTTACAATCAGCAGCCGAAGAAAATTTAAAGCTACACGGTGGCGTAGATAATAAAGATCTTTTAGCACCTACTGATAAATACAGTAAGATAGAAAATCCAACATCAACAACCGGAGGCTCTGAGGAGACAATAAATGACATATATAATGTTTGAAACAGTAGCAGGCAATGATCCTAGACTTGTACCAGAAATAGAAATGATAGGCAATGACTGGCATTTTACTTTTGCTAAAGTTACAGGCACTCCTCAAATTGATTGGTTAAACCCTACAACAATTACAAAGGAAATGTTTGATGCAAGAAACTTTACTAACTCACTTGATGGTGAAGTTGGTATTATGAGATCAGTAACTGACCCTGCAGACATTATACAGCCAACAAGTTTTGGTGATAACGATTATGAAAAAGTTGCATACAGACTTAATTCAATTGATGAATCAAACACTGTAGCATTGTTAAAAGCTCAAATGTTAAATTGGGCAGAAAATAACTTTGATGATGAATCGGGTCGTATTCAAATTAGAGCGCAAGTTCCAGGGCTAAGAACATTAAAAGAAACACAAATGTATATGGCTACGTACTTTGAATGGGAGTGTGCGTACACACATCAACTAGATAAAGAACCTCAGTTTGAAACTAAGAAGTTTTCTCAAACATTATACGATTAATCACTTTACTTTTTAATTAAAAGGTGCTATAATAAGTATAAAGTATAGTGCCTTTTTTTACGGAAAGAAATAGATGAGAAAAATTTTTAGTATACCTCTAAATCCTAAGTTATCAAATGAACAGTATGTTGAGTTTGTTAATTTTATTGGAGAATACAAAGATCACATTAAAGATGTGTATTTTACATGCAGGATTGCTCCATTTGCACAAGATGCTATGGGCGATATTTTTGTACAAGATGATGATTATCAACTTGCTATAGAACAAGCACTGTTTGTACAAAAACAAACAGGTGTTCCAGTAAGTGCTACATTTAATAATATTCAGGTTCCGCCTAGTCAAAAAAATCTAGATATTTTTATAAAAAACTTTAAACCTGTATATGATGCAGGAGTACGTGTTGCTACTATACCGCATACACATTGGATGGCTACAGGACAAATACAAAAAGCATTTCCGGAATTATATATAAAAAATACTATACTACGAGACGTAAGAATAGCATCAGAAATTGTAAGTTTAGCAAAGTATGGGTTTGATTATATAAACCTTGATAGAGATCTTATGCGTGATAGAGATACGCTATTACGTCTTAAAGAAGCAAAGGTGTGGATTAAAGAAAACTACGGCAAGGACATACACTACAGTCTTTTAGCAAATGAAGGTTGTAAAGGTAGTTGTCCAATGATGGTCGAACATTTTGAATACAATAATACTAGAGCAGGACAAGAAGCACAATATTTTAATAATCCTATTAGTAGAGTAAGTTGTCCTAAATGGGACGTTGACGATCCTAGTATACATTTAAAGACAGCTAATATAACTCCGTGGAGAGAAGATTGGGAAGAATACCTTAATGAATTAGGTATTGATGTATTTAAAATGCACGGTCGCGAAGCGGTTAGTAGACTATACGAAACTATGGATATTGTAAAACGCTGGGCAAATGGCGAAGCGTTACTGTATGATAACTTTGAACAATATTTAGAAAGCACAAACTTAAAAGATAAGCCTATTGATGCATGGCGTAAAAAAATTAAAAACTGTAAGTTTGATTGTTGGGAATGTCATTTTTGTGATGATATTTACAAGATTAAATCTAAAATTGAACATACTGATAAAGTTAAACATGTAGCAGAGAGCATACTAATAAGTGGCGTACCAACAGTAAACACTCGTATACCTGGGCTTACAAGTCCGCGAGTTCAAACAGTATTAAATCATATTGCAAGTGGTTCTACACATTACATGGAAGTAGGCGTAGCACAAGGAGCAACGTTCTGTGGTGCAATTAAAGACAACAATTTAAATGCTGTAGCAATTGACAACTGGCAGGAAAACATACAACCTGCTGATCCAAATGCACCTAAGTTACCGCATAATGAAAAACAAAACTTTTTAAATAATTTAGAATCTTATAAGCAGGATAATACTGTTGATGTAATTGATAATGATTTATTTGAAGCTGATGTATCACAGTACAACCGTAAAATAGACATGTTCTTTTATGACGGGCCTCATGATGCAACAAGTACAGAACAAGCTGTACTACATTATAAAGATGTATTTGCACAAGAAGCTGTATTAATATTTGATGATGCAAATTGGCAAGGAGTTGTCGAAGGCGCACGTAACGGAATAAACAAAGCAGGATTTGAAGTTGCATATGAAAAAATGTTGTTATGTGATGTAGAAGATTTAGAAAGTTGGTGGAATGGATTGTACATAGTTGTACTTTCTAAACCTAAAGAAGAATTAATATCAATTGAGGAAATAACAGAATGGTAAAAAAGATAGTAATATTTGGCGGTGGAACTAGTGGCTGGCTAACAGCAGCATACCTAACTAATAACTTAATTGATCCTGTTGAAATACAACTAATTGAAGATGCATCAAAAGGACCAATTGGAGTTGGAGAAGGAACACAGCCTCTTACAGCCTCTTTTTTATATAAATGTGGAATAGAAGCAAAAGACTGGATGAAACCTAGTAATGCTTCATTTAAGTATGGAGTAGAATTAACAGGCTGGAACGATGAGCCGTATTTTGTAGATAATGATGTTGTTGATAATGTTTTACCTGCACCGCATTTACCAGTAAGCAAATACTTTGTAGACAAGCCTTACAGCGAATTCGCAAAATGGCATCCAGCATATAGACTAGCAAAAAACAATACAGCAACTAAAATTGACGATGCAACTGATATTAATTTTAACGTAGGTCTTGATAGTTATGGTGCTGTACATTTTAGTGCTTATGATATTATTGCTACTGTTAAAGACTTAATACTACATAAAATTAATTATGTTAATACTAAAATTACACAGATAGGTAGTGATGTAAATGGTATTACAAAACTAATTGACGAAAACAATAACGAGTACACTGGTGATTTGTATATTGATTGTAGTGGATTTCAATCCTTGCTATTAGGAAAAACATTAAAAGAGCCTTTTATAAGTTATGACAAATGGTTAATAAATGATAGTGCTGTTGCAATGCCAACACAATATACTAATCCTGAAGAAGAATGTTTTCCGTATACAAAAGCAACTACAATGAAAGCAGGGTGGCGCTGGACTATTCCTACATACCATCGTGTTGGCAATGGATATGTATATAGTAGTAAACATATAACTCCAGAGCAAGCAGAAGCAGAATTGCGTGAAGCTATTGGAGAATATGATGCTCCTGCTAATCATTTAAAAATGCGTATAGGATCACATCAAAATATTTCTGTAAAAAATGTTATTGCTGTTGGACTAAGTGCCGGGTTTGTTGAACCGTTAGAAGCAACAGGCATCACATTTACTACAGCATTAGTTACATCTTTTGCAGACTTAATGAATCGCACACGTAATGAATGGACTGAGCAACCACAATCAATGCTTAATCGAGGCTTCTATGAAATGAATATAGAAATCTTAACATTTATATTTGCACATTATTACTTTAGTAATAGAAATGATACTCCGTATTGGCAAGAGATAAGATCACAAAGTTTAAATGACTTACCTGATGATGCACAAATGATGATGAGCCAATATTATCCTAACATACCAGACTTTGTATTTTTTAGTCCTGGTAGTATGTTTAGTAGTATACAATGGTGGTCAATGTTGCATGCTGGCGGAGCATATCCAGATGCAAAATCTACTCTTACTGATAAGCAAAAACAATATGTAGAACACTTTATGAAAGTACAAGATCTACGTGTTGAAAGTTCAAAAGAATTATTTGGCAATCATTATAAATTTTTAGATAAATGGTACAGTGAATGGAAAGAGTAAACCTTTTTCGCTCTGACTTCTTTGTAGGCAGAGTAGGCAATGAAAATCAAATAGCTGATCTTAGCAAACAAATGTTAGTATCACAAGAGTCTAATGCTGGTGCAATTGCTAATAGCAACGACGGATGTTGGCGAAGTACAGTTAAGTATGACAACATAGATTGGCTTTTAGATGGAGTTAAGGTATTAACAGAGAATGCAATAGACTACTATTCATCTTTAGATTCAACGTTTAAGAACCATATAACTAAGAATCATATTAGTATTGACTACTGGTCAAACATTAATAAACCTGCAAGTAGAAACGTGTTGCATAGTCATGTAGCAGATACTTTTGCAGCTGTTTATTATGTACAAGGTTCTAAGACAGGTCCTTTAAAATTTATAAATCCTGCAAATGTACTAAATGATTGCAATTCAGTAAGTCCGTTTGTACGTGAAGTATTAGTCCATCCACATGATGGAGAATTAATATTATGGCCTGCATGGGTTCCTCATGAAGTCGAAGTAAATAAATCAAACAGAGATAGAATGAATATAGCATTTACAATACAGGTATCTTGATGTTTAAAAAGCAAGAAAAAATAGAATTTTTTAGTAAGATTGACGGGGTAGCAGACGCTTACCCTATTATTCCTGCTAATAAATTTAGGCCAAAATGGATGTCTCGTTGTAAACAAAATTACATTGATAATAAAGATAGAAACTTGCCAAGTCATTTATATCAATGCCCGGGCATATTTGATCTATACAATTATGGATTTATATTACCTTTATGGCACGATGTAATAATTAAGACACAAGGCGGACAGCCAGGATTTCAATATGTTAATCCAAGTGAAACATTATCTAAATTACTTGAAGGTGATCCTGTTACTAGTCAACCACCGGATATATCTAGATGGTTACCAAAAAGACCTCATAGCATCGAAGCTATAGTAAAATTTAATACTCCGTGGCATGTAGTTACTCCTAAGAATGTTAAATTGTTAATTACACCAATTGCATATCCGGATACTTTTGAATTCGAATCTTCTATAGGCGTACTTGATCCTGCAATTAATACAGAATTAAATATACAAGGATTTTGGAATGTTCCAAATGGTGAACGGAAGTTATCGGCAGGAACTCCAATAGCACATATTATACCGTTGACAGAGCAAAAGTATGATCATGTAATAAGAGAAATGACTCAAGAAGATTGGAAGTTTTTTAAAAAACGTTTGTTCTGGGGAACACATTCTTTTAAACATAAAAAGTCTTTAATGAAAGACATGTATAAAAAGCATTTTAGGAGATAATAATGCCGTTAACAGAAACTAATACAAATGAATTTGTAACTTACACTCAAAAACTAAGAGAAGCTAAAGACCAATATACAGAACGTAAAGTACAAAAAGATAGAATAAAACATGTAGGTTGGTTTAATGCTGTATTATCACAAAAAGATATAGTGCTAACATATAAAGAAGATGGCGAGTCTATACAAGTTATTGCATCAAAGAATGGCAATGGTGTTAGCCCGTTACCTCAGCCACCTATTACAATAGAAAATGTATTAGGCGAAGATCGAGAAGAAGTACATCATATTGTGTTTTATACATCACCGCAAGGAGATACTAAAGTTGTACATATAGACGATGTTGAATGTTGGGTAGTCACTAACACAATGATGAATCAAATAGACAAAATTTATAAAAGGTCAATAAATGTTTAGTTGGTTTAAGAAAAAACCTAAAGTAGAATTTGTCTGTTTATTTCCAGAAATAAAAGAAGTAATGCCTGTTGTTCCAGCAAGTAAAATAAAGTTTAAATGGGTAAAGACAGCAATAGACGACTGGAAGAAAACACAAGAAGAAATGAAAGACACTCCTGTTAAGTTAACACATTTTGCTAGATGTCCTGGCATGCACAAAATTATGCGTGAAGGTTGGATATTACGTAGCTGGTGTGACTTTACAGTTAAAACTGACGGTGACGGAAAGACATTTCAATGGGGGTCTCCGGTTTCTCAAAAAAATATGGATGCAGATCATATTTGGAAATGGGACTATTTGTCGCATCATGCAGAATCTATATTTGGTCAAACAGATAAAAGAAATACACTAGATACTGTTCTTAAAGTGCAAACACCTTGGATTGTATATGTTCCAAAAGGATATTACTTATTATGCATGCCTTGTCCTTACCCAGACAATCATAGCTTTACAGCAGCAACTGGATTTATAGATGGCGACGAAGGACCAAATTTTTTAAATGTACAGTTATACTGGCATGAATTAGATGGTATAACAAAAATTCCTGCAGGTACTCCTCTAGCACAATATATGCTTGTTAAAAAAGATAGTATTAAAGGCGATGTAAGAAGCGTAACTGACAAAGATATAAAAAATCTACGTTTACGATCAACTATATTAGATAATCGTTTTATTGTAGATTATAAACCGTTAAAGGAAGTAAAGTGGCATGAGTAGTTTTCATAAAGTTGAAATTTGTACTATGATGGATCGAGACAACAAGATAGGAAATGATGCACACGCTAATTGGCTGCGCTGGTCAGTACAACACAGACGTATGGCAAATTTTAGAATACAACTTAGTCACTGTAAGACATATGTAACTATGAGTGACGGCGAAGCTTTTAACTATTTCAAAAGACATTGGACATATTACAACCGAATCTTATATTAACATACAGATAAATACTACTGTAGATAGGAACTTAATATGGCATCAAATACATCACCAGTAGTAGATAGAATACGAATCATACCAAGACCTGACGATTTCTTAGATCGTAATGTAGGGTCAAGTGGTGAAGTCTTCTTTGATAAGCAAGCAAATACCTTAAGAGTATACAGTGGTAAACAAGCTGGCGGTACTACACTTCTTACAGCAGGCAACTTATCTCAACAACTAGCTCAAGTAGGCGTTGCATTATTAGAAAGAACGGTTACAGTAGGTGTTGATACAGATACAGGACAAGCAACTGGTGTTTTTTACATAGACGGTGTTGAAAAACCACAGTTAGATCTAGTTCGAGGTTATACATATCTATTTGATCAATCCGGAGAAACAAACAATTCGTATGCCGGACTATGGCATCCGTTAATGTTTGCAACTACTCCTAATGGTGATTTAATAGAAGGCGGCGCACACTACAATCCAGGTATAGTTTATTTACTGGACGACGATCCTGTATCAATGAGATACTATACAGATAATTTCCAACGTGCAACAACAAAAAAAGTTTTATTTACTGTTCAAAGTAGCGCACCAGATACATTGTATTATTGGTGCCACTTCCATACTAATCAAGGTAATCAAATTAATGTTTCTGATCCAGGTACAGGCACAGCAACAGCAGGCGGCGCAAATGTAGAAGTATCAGATACAGCACCGACAGAACCAACACAGGGTACTATTTGGTTTGATAGCACTAATGGTAAAATATTTGTATATGTAACAGATGAAGATAGTAGTCAATGGATACAACCTACAGTGCCACTACCGTCAGTTAATACATTTAAAAATATTAGTGTTACCGGTGGATCAACATTAGTAGCAAGTGGTAACGCAGATACAGTAAATTTTGCACCAGGCGCAAATGTAACATTAGATGTTGACGGCGCAACAAATACAATTACAATAAACAGTTCAGGTGGCGGCGGATCATCATATGACCAAAACTTAAATACTACAAATGATGTTACGTTTGATGATATTACAGCAACAGGAATATTAACAGCGTCTAGTGTAAATGCAGCAGCAATACAAAATACAGGGATAGGTAATCCTACTTTTACAAGTGCAAGTACTATTGACTTTATTGCACCAGATGGTATACGATTAGAAAATGTATTAAAAACTAACGAAGTTTTAACTAATATAGCAGGAGCAACAGGAACAGTTACATTTAATTATAGTGCTGGGCCTATATTTAATGTTACAACACCAGCAGCAAACTGGACAGCAGATATAACAAATGTTCCAACCACAGACAACAGAGCAACAAACACAGCAATTATTATTACACAAGGAACAACACCATATGTACCTAATGTAATACAAATAGCAGGAGTAACGCAAACTATAAAATGGATAGATAACGTTGCACCATCCGGTAATGCAAACAAGACTGATGTAATAACTTTATCCATGCTACGTGTAGGAGGTTCTTGGAACGTTTTAGGTAGTTACGTAAATTATGGATAATAGTTATGCCAAGATATAGTTCAGCAAGTTCCCTACAATATTTTCAGCCTATACTTAAACCTTTTAAATTATTAAAATATTTAGAAAATCCAAATGAAGAAGGCATTGCACAATCAGATGCATTTGGCACTACTGTTGCAATAGGACCTAATCATATTGCTGTAGGAGCACCTGGTGAACAAGGCACATTAGGAGTACCATCACAAGGTATTGTTTACATTTACACTTCTACAGGTACATATCTAAGAACAATAGTAAATCCAAATCCAGTAGCACCTATAAATGCAGGTGACGGAGATTTGTTTGGCACAAGTGTTGCTGTTAATACAGGATACGTTATTGTAGGAGCACCGGGCGAAAATGATGCTACTGATAATAACGGTAAAGCATACGTATTTGATATAACTGACGGAAGTTTAGTATATACGTTTAATGATCCAAATCCTAATACAACAGAAATTAATGCAAATGGAGATGCATTTGGTAGTACTGTTGCACTTACTGAAGACTATGCAAGTGTTTGTGCATATAGAGAAAACGCTGTAGGGCTAGGCGACGATACAGGTTGGACATACATCTTTGATTTATCAAACGGAAACTTAGATCACTCTATTGAAAATCCAAACTTAGATGGTGAAGATGAATATCCAGGTGACCAAATTGGTGAAAGGATTAATACACTTGCTATTACTGATACATGGACAATGATAGGCAACTGGAGAGAAAATGAACCAGGTGCATTAGGACAAGGCGATAGTGGTGCATTCTTCCTATTTAATAACTCTACAGGTGCTGCTGATCAATCAATTTATAATCCAAAAGATGATGCACTTGACGGAGATGATAGATTTGCTTATGCTGTAGACTTAAATGAAAATTATGCTGTAGTAGGTTGTCCCGGTGAGGACAGTGAAGCTACAAACAGTGGTAGAGTATATGTATATAATCCAACAAACGGAAGTTTAGTATCTACAATACAAAATCCTAATACATACGGTACCGCAAATAATGATAGATTTGGTGAATCTATTGCACTAACAGATAATTATCTTGCTGTAGGAGCGTTGGAAGAAGATGACGATAATGGTACAGCAAGTGGCGTTATACATATTTTTAGTACAACGGACTGGAGTTACCAAAATACTATAACTAATCCAAATAAATATACTACTAGCACTAGTGATAGATTTGGCTATACTATAAGAGCAACTAATGATTATCTAGTAACAGGTGTTCCTGCTGAAAATCAAGGTAGTGGTGCTGTTTATATTTTTAAGGCGTAATACATGGAAAAAGAATACATTGTAGTAGTACATAGAGGAATTGATATAGAAGCATTTGATGCAGAATTAGCTGCAAGTTCTGGTGCAGGCCCAATACCAAATAGAAGTGTAGATATAGCAAATCCAAGAGCTGGTTCAAAGCGTATGACACATTGGATGCTTACTGACGAAGAAGCGTCAACATTACAAAATGACGAAAGAGTATTATCAGTAGAAATACCACCAGAACAACGAGACGATATTGAACTAATAAAAAATGCATCACAAACTGGCGTATTTTATAGAACAATTTCAGGAGCTGCACTAACAACACCAAGTTATGTGAATTGGGGGCTAAGACGCTGTATAGAAACAACTAATGTATATGGTAGTAATAATACTGTTGCAGGCGACTACAACTATGCGTTAGACGGAACAGGTGTAGACGTAGTAATACAAGACAGCGGCATTGATCCTAATCATCCTGAGTGGGAAGATAAAGATGGTGTCAGTAGATTACAACAAATTGACTGGTATACAGAAAGTGGTCTTCCTGGAACACAAAGCACAAACTATTATAGAGATGCTGATGGTCACGGAACACATTGCGCAGGTATAGCTGCAGGCAAAACATACGGTTGGGCAAAGGGCGCACACATTTATTCTCAAAAGTTAGGAGGCCTAGAAACATTGTCAGGAAGTGACGGTACTGGTACTTCAATTAGTGATGCGTTTGATGCTATACGATTATGGCACAATGCTAAGACTAATAGCCGTCCTACAGTAGTTAACATGAGTTGGGGCTACGGATCAAACCAAACTAGTGATCCAATAAGTGGTACTTATAGAGGTACAGCATGGACATACGGAGTTGACTACACTGATAGAGGCGGACTATGGGCCGCAACTGGAGTTAGTAGATTGTTTTTTGGTAATAATAGAGTACCAGTAAGAGTACCGTCAGTAGATGCAGAAATAGAAGATATGATTGACGCTGGTATACATGTATGCATTGCCGCAGGAAATAATAGATATAAAGCAGACTTACCAACAGGCCTTGACTTTGATAATGAAGTAGTGTTTAGTGGTGGAACATACCAATATCATCGAGGTAGTTCTCCATTTAGTAATGAAGCATTTATGGTAGGTAATATAGACGCTGAAGTAAATTCAGGTGTTGATAGAATAGCAGGAAGTTCTACAAGAGGTCCTGGAATAAACATATATGCACCAGGTGATAATATAATGAGTACGTCTAGTGTACTTGCAGACGCTGTGTATTCGTTGCTAGACTATCCTGGTAACAGTACATATAAAATTATGAGTATTGGCGGCACATCAATGGCATCGCCACAAGTAGCAGGAGTATGTGCTTTACATTTACAAGTACAGCCTGACTTAACACCAGGACAGTTACAGGACAAAGTTTTTAGTGACACTAAAAATGTAATAAGTACTACAGGTTCTGATACTGATTATGATGATTACATTAATAGTTTATTAGGTGGACCAAACAGAATGTTATACAGTAGACATGGATCATTAAACACATGGGCTATTACAGGAACGATAAATATTAGTGGAGGCTCTTAATGGCATTAAATTTTCCAGCAACACCAAATGTAGACGAAACATTTACTGACGGCACAACTACGTGGGTTTGGGACGGCACTTCTTGGAACGTAGTTTCAGGTGGTGGTATTTCTGCAGAACAACCAGATGCATTTAAAACATTTACAGCAGACTCGGGTACTACTACAGCAGACGACGAAAATGACTCATTTGCTATTAGTGGCGGCACCAATATCGAAACAACAATAAGTGGCGATGAAGTAACAATAGACTTTAACGGCTCTGTTGGTGATCCTGATCAAAATATCTTTTCTCAAATTGATGCAGATGCAGGATCATTATCGGCCTCTGCACCGACTAGTACAATAACTATTGCAGGCGGTACTGACGTAACAACAAACATAGTAGGTAACACACTTACAATTAATGGTTCAACGCCTACACTAAGCATAACCGATTTAACAGACGTAGATACTACAAATACAACACCTGTTGCAGGTAATGTGTTAAAATGGGATGGTGCAAAATGGTCACCAGGACTTGATGCAACAACAGGTGGCGGCGGCACTGATGCTGACACATTAGACGGTCAAGATAGTACATATTTTTTAAATTATAATAACTTACAAAATACACCAACTATACCAGCAGATGTAAGCGACTTAACTGACACTACATCTTTATTATTCAGCGGAGTATTTGCAGACTTAACTACTAAACCAACTACTATAGCAGGTTACGGTATTACTGACGCATTTGACGGATCATTTTTAAACTTATCAAATGTACCTACTACAATATCAGGTTACGGCATTACTGATGCTGTTGTGGACTTTGCAGACTTAGGCACAACTCCAACTACTATATCAGGATACGGAATAACAGATGCACTTAGTACAAGTTCTAATTTATCAGCATTAGCAGACGTAGATACTACAGCACCAGCTACAGGTCAAGCACTTGTATGGGACGGTGACTCGTGGGGACCAGACACAGTAAGTGGTGGAGGCGGCGATCCAGATCAGAATGTGTTTACAACAATATTTGGTGATGCTGGATCATTAACAGCGGCCACTACAACATCAACTTTTACAGTACAAGGTGGTACAAATATTAATACTACAGTAGCAGGTAATAATGTACGTGTTGATTTTTCAGGAGCATTAGGTGTTGACAAGTATGACGATTTAGAAGAAGTTGTACGTACTGGTAGAACAATTGACAAAAGTTATACATCAGCTTTTGCAATGATTAGAATGAATAATGCAGGTAACTCTGCTTATACTGTTGATAGTCACGGATATAGTGGAAATAATCCTACGTTGTATGCAATTGGCGGAATGACTATTGCATTTGATTTAGATCAAATAGGCGGCCATCCATTTGAAATACAAGACGGTACAGGCACAGCATATAATACTGGCCTAATACATGTAGATATTATTGGTAATGTTTCAACTGGTACAAACGCACAGGGTAAAGATGGCGGAACATTGTATTGGGAAGTGCCAGAGACTATCTCAGGTGGTTACAGATATCAGTGTACATTGCATCCTGCAATGGTAGGTGCTATAACTATTAAACGTATATCACTACTGTAATTGTTTTAAAATTGCTTCAATCTTATCTTTAGTAGTAAGTAGATTATGTTTAATATCAATTAACTGTCTTGGTTTGATATAACCCCCACTTCCACTTTGATGACCTACATCAATTTCTTCACTAAGTGATTTAAATGTATTAATATATCCCGTTAATTTGTTTTTTAGTTTGCCTTCGTCTAAACTATCACAAGCTGTATTATACCTAGTGATATCTTTAATCCATTTTTTAGACTTTGTTAATTGTGGAAACATTTTCTATCCTATGTTATTTGAAGGTAATACTATAAAAGTATCTTTTTCAAAATCACCATTACTGGATTCTGTTATAGAACTATCAGCTACTACTGCTTCTAAACAACACGGCATTAACGGCATTACATGATGTGTTTGACCTTCACCTAACACAGTTTCAAATAGTTTTCCTGTGTCTGTATCTATCCATCTTAACTTAAAATTGCCTGTATTTACAAACCAAGTTTTTTCTTTTTTAACATTAAAGAAGAAATTTGTTCTACTACCAGCACCAGTAAATGCTAATATTTTTGTGCAATAATCATTGGTTCTAGCAATTGTTAATTCGTGTCCCCAATCTTGTTTCTGTACGTCACTCATTTTCGTCTATTACCTTTAGTACTTCAATTATTGTTTTTAACTTATTTTGTATTGTTTTATTTTGTAGTGTATTTCTTAAACCGTGATGTAATGGCTTTGGCCATTGTCCTGTAGTAACCCATGCATAGCCATCATGTTCATTATTAAGTTGCGGTATAAATTCATTTTCGACTACAATTAGATATGTATGAAAGGAAAAGTAATTGTCATTGCTAACAAAACTTTCTAGAGGAAGTATTTTAGTATAATCTACATTACCTATTTCTTCTTGAACTTCGCGTTTAAGTCCTTCCCAAGGAGTTTCGGCACTTTCATTTTTTCCACCAACAAGGCCCCAAGAAACATTAGACTTGTTTCCTGTTCTGTGTAAAAATAAAAATCTTTCTGTATTTAAGGAGTAGAATAATGCTCCACTACAAACAATCTCTTTCATACTAATAATTATGCACTAAGTAGTATGGTCCAGGTCGCTCCTGAGTATTCTCCTTCGTAACTTTTAATCCAATATTCGCCATTCCATTTATATTGGATACCGGTATTTAAGTTACTAGTATATGTAGCTGGTGATCCTGTGCTTCCGTCATCAGCACCGCTGGCATCAAATACAATGTGCCAAGATGATCCGTCCCATTCAACAATATCACTTTCGCCTGCAATAAAGTCTGTTCCGTTTGTATTTTTCCAAGCATCAGGTCCGTCAACATTACTTTCGTCACCAATATCTGATAATATTAATAAACGTAGTCCCGCTTGTTTTACTTCATTAGGATTAAATCTTAACGGGTCAATAATATAATCTATTGTAGTAAGACTATTTGAGCTTCTTGCAGGGCCTGCAATAATAGTATCGTCTGGTAATGTATCACTATCAAAGTTAATAACTATTTTAGTATCATCTAATGGATTAATAGTAAATGTACCAGCAATATAATTGTCACTTTCGTTTGATTTTAATAATATTTTACTAACATCAGGTACATATGTGCCTGGATATGCTTCAACAAGTTCATTCCAACTTACTTCGCCAACTTTATTACGATATATTAATTGTGCTACATCGTCCTGTACACTAAGCCCATAGTTTTGATACGTGCTACTAATACTTCCTTTATCAAATAATCTTTTAGTACTAAAGTCCATCTGACCTGTACCTTGATTTGGAAATACACCGTCATCTACAGTCATTGAACTTCCGTCATCTTGGCCACCGCCGCTTGGCATTAGTCCTTGATTAACTCTAGTTACAAATGTAGGTTCTGTGCCGTCAATTTGACCTGCTATTGTAGCACCTAAATTAATATCGCCGGTTGTTTCATTAAATATATTAGATATAATACTTGTTGTAACACCTAAGCGTTTTACTTTAGCAGGAGGTGTTAAGTATATAGGTGTGCTAAATTGTAAACTAGCAACATCAATTTCGCTATCTACACCAACTGGAATTGATCTAGAACTAAAATTAATACCTTCCATATTAACAACAGTTAAACTTGTCCAGTCTAGATAGTTATCAGTAGTTTGTATTTCAAAACTTGGATTAAACAATACTAATATTTGTTCTAATATTTGTAGTTTTTGTTCTGTATTTGATGCCCAAATATCTGCGGTTACTTTTAATGTATATGGCGCAGGCATATGTCTTTCAACAGTGTAGTTTTTACCTTGTGTATTAAGATACTCGCCCGTAGCACTATCGTATGTGCGTTCACGTACATGTCTTTTGCTTATTAAACTAGAATCAGCTGTTCTATCTCTGTCCATTTCTAAGCCAGTTACATATACAGCCATTCGCGGCGCTGTTGGTATTTTATTTTCAGAATTATCTCTTAGTATATTAGCAACTTGACGAGTTAAATCACCATACATAACAGGTACTTGTTTATCATTTCCGTGTGCATCTTGCACATTAAAATTACTCAACATTCTTATAAGTTGTGTAATATATCTTCTAATTTGTGCATCATAAAAAAATTGCATTATACATCATCCGCTTTAGGTCTAAGTGCTTTACTAAGAGCTTGTCTTTCAGTAACTTCTTCACCACCAATTTCATTAGTAGTTGTGTTATTAACAAATGTACCAAGTTGTGTAAGTCTATCGTTAGTATTAGTCATTGTCATTCTAACATTATCTTGCATTTTGACCCATCTTTCGCCGTCATACCTAAATAATCTATTTGGCAAAAAGTCTGTACGTAAAAAATAATCATTTGCTGAATTAATAGCAGGGAAACTTGTGCCACTACCAAATGCTGCTCCATTAGGTGGTTGACCGTCTTCAACTAAGTATCCGGCATAGCCTGTTCTTTCTGGCGCACTAGCATTTGGATCTGCCACAGTGTTTACAATAGACTTTCCTGTATCATCAGTATCAAGTGTATAGTAATGACCAGTATCATACCCTGACTTAGGTGCATCTGCTTCAGCTTCTGCAAGCACGGCATTATTAATATTCATCTCTGCTTCGTATGTGCTTAGTAAATCTCTTAAGGTATTCTCAGTATACTCAGACCAATTAAAAACGTCTGTAGGTGTGTTTCCTTGCGTCTGTGCTGTGGCTTGATACAACTTGCCTTTGTACTTTACTACTTGGCCAATTTCGTATGTATTTGATATAACATAATCTCCCATAAAGATATCTTCATCTTCTGGTGTTTCTAATATGTCTGCAAATTCTTGACTATCAACAATTTGTTTTAATTTAATTCTGTATAAGTGCGGATACCACGTTGGACTAAATCCTTCAGCAGCTCTGTTTACATCTTCTACAACATAATATCTTTTTAAACTAGTAGCAAAGTCGTTCTCAGCATACTCGTCTTTTAAATGGGGAAGTTCAATTACATCACCACTCATTATCTTTCTACCAAGTGACTTAACACTGGATGTAATATGTATAGTCATAAACAATGTATCATTAGTTAAGAACAGTCCAAATTGACTTAAATCAAAATCAATGTCTTGTACATTGTATATGCCTCTAATTGTATAGATGTCTGAATCGTATTTTCTGTCTCTATTTTCTAAAAACAGAATATCTTGAATCTGAGTGTTATCTTTAACAACGTCACCATCGTCAGTGCCTACATATTTGTGAATATTCACATCAGTACCGCCGATAGTAAACATTTCATAGATCCTTTGATCCATAAATTTGTAATCGTTGCCTCTTTCTGGTTTATATAATGATAGTCTTGGCATATACATATTTATCGATACGATAAATACTATTGGAGAACAAGATATATGACAACAGCTAATAGTACAAAAAAACAAGAAATATTCGACTATGTTAACGCATTTTTGGGCGGAGGCATGGTAGATGTTGAACTTGATCCAATACATTACGAATCTGCACTAACAAAATCTTTAACAAAGTATAGACAGCGTACAGATCATGCTGTAGAAGAGTCATATTTGTTTTTGACATTAATAGAAGATCAAAACGAATATGTACTACCAAACGAAGTTATTGAAGTACGTAAATTATTTAGACGTTCAATTGGTTCACGTAGCGGCAATGGTGGCGGCGGATCTATGTTTGAGCCGTTTAACTTAGCATTTACAAATACGTATCTATTAAGTGGGTCAACTCAAATGGGCGGACTTGCTACATATGACATGTTTGCTGGATATCAAGAACTAGTAGGTAGAATGTTTGGTAGCTTTATTGAATTCAAATGGAACTCTCCAACTAAGAAACTTACAATCTTACAACGTCCACGTGCAGATGAAGAAGTATTAATTTATGCATATAACTACAGACCTGATGATCAATTACTTGACGATTATCTTGCAAAACAATGGATCAAAGATTATACACTAGCTGCATGTAAATATATGCTAGGCGAAGCACGTAGTAAATTTGCTACAGTAGCAGGACCACAAGGCGGCACATCTTTAAACGGTGATGCACTAAAAGCTGAAGCACAGCAAGAAATGGATAAGTTAGAACAAGACTTATCATTACAAGTAGCAGGCGGTGTTGGCTACAGTTTCCTAATAGGTTAAAATCCCCCCAAGTTAACGCTAACGATTTTAGTTCCTTGTAAATACAATATAACAAGGAGGTCCCATCATGTGCAGTCCATTTGTACGTAAAGAAGCCAACCGACTCAACTGG